CAACCGGCAGGATCACGTTCAAGGTAAAATCGTTATCCTGTTGTTCAACATTGTTAAAGGTTGCCCGTTCCAGATCACCGACAAAGTGCGGTGGCACACCGAACGCACCTGCTATTACCGTGCGCTGGTATTTCCTGCTTTCAATAAACTGCGCCTTATCGTTTTCAACGGATACGCCAGTTGAGGTTTCTATACCGTGCGGCAGCAGCATGGCATTGAATCGCTTTGCACCACCGAACGCTTCTTTAAAACCTTCTGTAAATTCGGTTTCTTCTTCCTGGGTCTTGAAAGGCCGAAAACCTTCCATGTACTTGAACACCTGCATCGGTACTGCACCGTTGCGGAAGAATGATTCTCCGAACTTCTCCGCGAGTATCTCCATCATGATTGCCGTCCTGATCTCCTTGACCGGCGAATCACCCTTTACAAAATCCTTTGCCCTTCCCCTTGCGTGTAAAATCTTGTTCGGCCTGTACTCCATCTTTTCTTTATTTTCGTTGACGATGTAATAGAAATCCTTGTTGTCTTTTAACTTCGGATCAACATCGAACGGGTGCAGCGGTATAAGTGCCTTTGTTACGCCTGAACCCGTCTGCGATTTGTACGCATAAAAGTTGCCATGCCGCACCCAGGTGCTGGAAGCATCCATCCAGAAATCGGTTGCAGTCTGCCATTCGTTCGGTTGTCTTAACAGGATAGCCGCAGGATGGTTTGGCATCTTCTCCTTGATCTCTCTGCCATCCTTGACGGTCTTCCTGAAAACATGGACAGGTGTTACTGACATCCTGCGGCTAATAGCGGTATCAATTGCCAACACGGTTGGAGATTGCAGACAGGTATCTGCGTTGATCGCATCAATGTTCCCCTCTGATGCGGCAATCAAGCGCATCAGCACGGATTCAAATTGATTCGATTTTGTCTCAGGCTTGCGCCCCCAGTTGAATATGCTCACAGCGTCAACAACCTGCCAGATGCGTACTGCTCTGGTTGTCTGCCGTTTGTCGATACACTCATTGCTAATGCCACCATTCCATCAATCCTTCCATTGGCCCTGTGCTTATCCAGTTTGCGATTGCCAGCAGGGTCGCGCGTGATTACAGCATTGGCTGCACACATCGTCAGTACAGGGTTCATGCCGTGCCGTATCCTGTTATTCAACAGGTCGGCTTCAAGTGTATCCAGGGCAGGACTCATATCTTTAAAACCCTGCCCGTGCGGCTCCATAGGCCAGTCACAACCAGCCCGATCGATCTCTTTCTGGAAGACATCCATGCGCCACCGATCAAACATGATCTGGTGCGGGATGCAGTCTTCAAATATCTCTGCGAGATCAGCTACCACAAACTCGTAATCGACCGAGCCGCCGGGGGTTGTCTTAATAAAACCCTGCTCGGCCCAAAGATCGTAAGGTACACGATCCCGCCGTGACTTCTCCATCAATCCCAGTTCGGGCATCCAGAAGAAAGGATGCACATGGCGCAACCCATCACGCTCAAACGACAGAACAGCAGCAGTTAAATCGGCCCGTGCCGACAGGTCAAGACCAATACCTACCATCTCATTGTAGTAGGGTGCGGGCGTATCGCCACACGCTTCCCAAACCCCACGCGAAATAAACGGGTTGTTGGTCTGTACCCGCTGGTTGAGAATCAGGTTTCTGTACTCTGCTTCCCTGGAAGGCATCCGGCGGGCATCTTCTGCCATTGCCAGGACTTCATCCGAGTTCTGGAAGTCACCGAATGCAGGATTAGCCTGCTTGATCGTTGCCTTGTCGAACGGGTCTGCTGATTCATCCGATGTGTACAGGCTTAATACAACACGTTTGTCTGTGCCTACCTTGGCATCATCAATCAGCACCGAGAGCAAATCAGCATCGGTCGGTGCTTGTGTACTGATAACAATCGACAACGGGTTGTCATGTGCAGCCACCGCAGTCTCTAACGCTTCATACAATGGCGAACGTGGCCCGCGAACCTGTCCGAGTTCATCGTGGACAACAAACACGGGCGATAGACCAAACGCTGTGGATGACTCTGCACTCAATGCCCGGTACAAAGTACCCAGTTCAGGACAGTGCAACTGCTTTCCTGAATCCCGAACCGTTACATATTCCGATAATGACGGTGACATCCGCACCATCTTGGCAGCCAACCCAAACAGGATTGCGGCCTGGTCGCGTGATTGTGCTGCACTGAACAACTGACTGTTCGCCATTGATTCAGGCCCGCATAAATGCAGCAACAACAGGAACGCAACCAGAGCAGTCTTGCCGTTCTTCCTGCCAAAACTCAATATAGCCCTGCGTGTTCCGTAGGGGTTGTCGTATATCTTCCGCAGTTCCTTCTTCTGCCAGGGTCGTAACTTGACCGGCTTGCCAACATCCCGGCCCTCTGGAATGAAGCAGTGATGTTCAATCCAGTTGATGTTGCGGGTTGAACGTTTCA